AACGTGGCTTTCAGGTGCCGAAAAGAAATCTTTATAGCACACAGGATCATAGGATGCATGGGGTAGACCCAGTAACAGGTCAGATGCGTTTTGGCGGCAGTAGTGACACAGAATACTATAGAAAGTTAGACGAAATGTACGCGCAAAATCCAGAGGCTTTAGAAATTGCAAAACAGTACCACGCTGATCAATTAAAAAAGGCAAAAGAAAGCGCACAAGGTGGAATCTTCGACCTGCAAAAACCAATGGAGCAAATTACTTATTCTCTAGACCAACCTGTGCCGCAAAGAAATATGAATATGGCTCCGGGAAGTTTTGGAATCCCTCTTGGTAGATTGAGGTAATACGTACAATGCCATTAGCAAAAATTCAGTTTAATCCCGGAGTCAACAAAGATGGCACGGAATACACTGCTGGTGCTGGTTGGTTTGACTCTGATAAGATTCGCTTTAGGCAGGGTCGCCCTGAAAAAATAGGTGGCTGGCAAAAATTTAACATTGATTTTTTTCTAGGGGTTTGCCGGTCGCTTCATGACTGGTCATCTTTAGAATCAATTAGCTACATAGGACTAGGAACAAACCTTAAATTTTATGTTTCCGAGGGTTCTTCTTTTAATGATGTAACCCCCATACGCTCGACAACATCGGCAGGCGATGTAACATTCTCTGCAACCGATGGGTCATCGACTATTACTGTATCTGATACAGCCCACGGAGCGGTAGTAGGTGACTTTGTTACTTTCTCTGCTGCGGTAACACTGGGCGGTAACATAACATCTACTGTTTTAAACCAAGAGTATCAGATTGTTTCTGTTCCCACTGTAGACAGCTATACCATTGTGGCAAAAGACACAGACGGGTCAGAGGTTTTTGCAAACTCAAGTGACACAAATAATGGCGGCGCTTCTACAGTTGGCGAATACCAAATTAACACAGGCTTAAATGCTTTTGTTGATGGAACTGGCTGGAGTTCTGGTGCGTGGGGGTTTGGTACATGGGGTAGCGCATCAGCAGTCTCTGCGGCGGGACAGCTTAGGCTATACAGCCAAGATAACTTTGGTGAAGATTTAATTTTTAATCCTCGTGGTGGTGGTATTTACTATTGGGATGAATCAAGCGGAACAGGAACAAGGGCTGTTAATATTACGGATCTTGCTGGCGCTTCAAACGCTCCCACAGTTGCTCTTCAGGTTATGGTGTCCGATATTGATCAGCATGTAATTGCCTTTGGCTCCAACCCGATTGGTTCGTCAAACATAGATCCATTGTTTGTAAGGTTTTCCGATCAGCAGAACGCAGCAGATTGGACTCCAACAGCAACTAACACAGCTGGTGGTGTTAGAATTAACTCTGGCTCTCAGATAATTGGTGCCATTCAGGCAAGACAAGAAATACTAATTTGGACAGATGTTAGTTTGCACTCAATGAGATTTATTGGATCTCCGTTTATTTTTGAGTTTACACGGCTAAGTTCAGATGTATCAATGATATCGCCTAACGCGGCAGTAAATGCTCGTGGCTCAATATATTTTATGGATAAGGGCAACTTCTACGTTTACAACGGCTCTGTTCAACCACTGCCGTGCCCAGTAAAGGCGCATGTGTTTTCAAATCTAAACCAAGATCAAGCCTTTAAAGTTTTTGCTGCAGAAAACAATGCGTTTAATGAGGTCATTTGGTTTTATCCGATTGGAGAAGGAAACACTGAGATCACTAACTATGTATCATACAACTATGCAGAGAATGTGTGGGCAGTTGGTACGCTATCTCGGGGAGCGTGGCTTGGATCAGGCACCAAAAAACCTATTGCAACTACAGCGTTAGATAGTGAAAACAACTATCTCTACGAGCACGAGGTTGGCTTTGATGATGATGGCAATCCAATGACAGCATACATTGAGTCTGGTGATGTTGAGCTTGGTGATGGCGAGTTTCTTATGTACATGAACAGGATTATTCCTGACTTTTCATTTAGCGGTGACACAGGGAGTGCAGAGGCAGATTTAATTATAAAGGGGTCTAACTTTCCATTGGAAACTTTATCTACACTATCAACATCTACGGTAACGCCAACATCAACGCAGTCTTTTGTTAGGAATCGCGCTCGTCAAGCGGTGGTTCGCATAGAGAGCAATGGCTCGGGCTATGGCTGGAGATTGGGTGACTTAAGATTTGAAATGAAACCGGACGGTAGAAGATGACAAGCAGACGTAACACACCAATGCCTTTAGCAAAGCAAGAGTATGAATACGAAAATGAAGCTATCTTTCGGCGAACATTAGAGTTTACTTTTCAAACCGTTGAAAACGACATTCAACTAGCAAAGACTCAAGGTGATAAGGACGGCTCGTTAGCAATGCGGCGATTCCAGTTTTTATTAATGGGTGCTTCATGACTGACGCTATCAAGGTTTTAGGTCAGGTAGATGTAGACGCAACAACTACCACAGTTTTATACACCACCCCAGATTTAACTCAGACAACTGTTAGCTCACTTGTGATTTGTAACAGAGGTGCGGTTGCTGGAACTTTCAGAGTTAGCATCCATGTTGACAATGAGTCGGCGGATGACAAGCAGTATTTATTTTATGATGAAGCGCTTGCAGCAAAAACAACAAGAACTGTAGTGATTGGCATCTGCTTAGGGCAGAATGACGTTATTAAAGTTTATGCAAGCTCAACAGATTTTTCGTTTAACCTCTTCGGAGTGGAGACAAGCTAATGATGTACCCAAATCAACAGCCGCCAATGCAAGGCATGGCAAATCAAATGGCCCAGCATGGACGCTATGGCGACAGCATGCTGGTACACATGAATCCGATAGAGGTGCAAGGTCTTGCCTCGCTATCACCAACGGGGTCTCTTACTGTAAACCCTGTTACGGGACAGCCGGAAGCGTTCCTTCCTTTCTTGGCTCCGCTGCTTGGCAGCTTGGCTGGGTCTAGTCTTCTTGCTGGAAGCACATTAGGTGGACTGCTTGGCACTGGACTTAGCTCTGCTGCGGCTGGTGCCATAGGCTCTGGTCTTGCTACAGCGGCGAGCACTGGTGACCTTAAGCAGGGCATTCTTGCAGGGTTGACAGGATACGGACTTGGAAGCGCATTAGGCGGCGCTGCTGATGCAATGAATCCACAGATCGCTGGGGCAGAGCAGGCTCTTGCTGGCGTTGGGGAGCAAGCGGCTACAGCGGCATCAGATCTTGCTTTATCTGAGGTCGGTTTAAATCAGGCCATAAATCAAGCGTCTCAGGCTGGTACGCCGTTTACTCAAACCGGACAAGCATTTAGCCCTGTTGCTCAACCAAGCGCACCTATTATGATTGCTCAACCAAGCGCATTTACTGGCGCAACCCCTCAGATGAGTCCAGCATTGACCCAAGCTCAAGGTTTGGCTGAAACAGCTGGACGAACAGTATCTCAGCAGCAAGCCGGACTTGCCAGTTTGCAGGGTCAGCAGGCAGGATTGCAGGGTCAAATCGACACAGCTCGACAGGCAATGACTCCGATGGATAGATTGACTTCACCATTCCAGCAGCCCGGCGCTTTTGGCTCTGCAATGATGTCACCTAGTACTCTCGTTCCAATAGCATTGGGTGAGGGCAAAAGAGAAGAGCTTCGCATGCAAGATGAAATGGACTCTCTTGGTCGGCAAGAAAAAAGAAAAAGACAAGAAGATTTAGAGCGGAGTCGCCAGCAAATGTTTGGGGGCTTTGGTCAGGTAAGTAAAGATTACGATTACTCAGGATACGAAGTTCCGATGAATTATGCCAGAGCTGGCGGGATTACATCTGTTAACCCTCAAAATTACATGCAAAATCTGCAAGGTCTTCAGCGATTAGCCGGTGGAGGACAAACAAATTATAGCCCAGTAATCAATCCTGCTGGAGCGGCTCAAAGACAAGCTAATATTCGTGGATCTGAAGTAATATCTCCAGCAGAACTGCAAGGCTATCGACCCGGATTCAGCCCAGAGATTCAATACTTTAAACGACCAGAAACAACTGGCGCTCCTCAAGCTGGACAGACTGATGCAGCAGGTGGTCAGGGTTCAGGCCAGTTAAGCGCAAGCCAGCAAGCAGCGATTAGTATGGCATTAGGAGGCAAGGGCGGCATGGGGGCAGGCGGCCCTAACTTCGATGCAATGTCTTTCAACTATGGAGCCGGAGAACCTTTTAGCGGTATAAATGCAGGATCAGCATTCACTGCGGATGGGGTTGGCACATCCGATCTGGGCAGGAGACGATCAGCAAAATCTGATGACGATTACTCATCAAATCCTCGGGGGGATGTCTACTCAAGATACACCCAGCAAATGCAAGAGGGTGGTGAAGTAGCTGTTGATGTTGCGATGCAAGAACAAATGCCAGATGAATCTATGGCGGAAACAAGTGACGCAAACGGAGGTCGCTTAATTGAGCTGGCGGCTCTTGCATTGCTTGGGCGTTTACCTGAAGAAGAGTCAAAGATTGTTATTGAGCAGTTTGTTATGGAGTTTGGCGAGGAAGCTCTCCAGATGTTGCGAGACAGAGTGTTAACAGATATGTCCCCTGATGCTCAAACTGAGGGTAAAATAGAGGGCAACGGCAAGGGCATGGATGATATGGTTCCCGGAATGATAGGCGACCAGCAGCCAGTAGCTGTAAGCCCGGGCGAGTTCATTGTCCCTGCCGATGTTGTTTCGGGTCTTGGTGATGGTGACACAGATGCTGGAGCCAATGAGCTTGAGAGAATGATGGAGAAGGTTCGGCAAGAAAGAACAGGAACGGATCAGCAGCCCCAGCCAGTTAATACTCAAAGGGTAATGCCAGTATGAGTCAGCCAGCAAGAAAGGAAAACGTAGCTCGGATTAGGGACATCTCTAAAGAGCCAAGGGTTAAACCTAAGTCTGCAAAGCGAGAGTCTACACACACTATCGCGCTGGTACCGCCAAACTTTATTAACTCACTGTGGCCAGATGTTCGAGAAGAACTAATGCGAGCAGTGGATCGATCACATGGGCGGTGGACTATAGAGGCATTGTTTTCCTGTATTGCTAATGGCCAACAGCACCTGTGGGTAGCGTTCGATGCCGACAAGAATATTGATGGTGTAGGAACAACAGAGATTGTTACATACCCCGGCAAGAGAATGCTTGTCATCCAGTTTTTGGGCGGCAAAAATTTTAATGACTGGGTTTGGGATATGCTTGAAAAGTTTAACGACTGGGGAAGAGATAACCATTGTCACGGCATAGAGGCCACAGCAAGAATGGGCTTTTGGGAATGGCTTAAGCAGGACGACTTCCAAAGATCGTATGTCGTTTATGAGAAGAGGATTGATAAATGAGCAAAGGCGGCGGCAGCAGCGGAACACAGCAGGTAGAACAGACAACCAGTAATCTACCAGAATACGCTCGCCCGTATTTTGAAGAGCTACTAGGAAGAACTGCATACGAGTCTACCAGACCTTATGAGGCATACCCCGGCCAGCGTATAGCTGACTTTACTCCGTATGAGCAGATGGGCATGCAGGGCATGTATAACATGGCAGCTCAGGGAGCGCCAGCGCAAGTCGGTATGGCATCAGATATTGCGGCACAGATCGGCTATCAACCATCTAATATGGGAATGCAGATAGCTGCTGGCTTTCAGCCACAGCAAGTTCAGTCTTACTATACCCCGGGTCAATTTCAAACAGGGTTCCAAGCTGGGCAGATATCTCCTCAGTATCAGGCAAACCAGTATTACTCACAGTTAGGCGGAAGACAGTTTGATCCCGGTTACACTGCAGCTCCAACACAAGCTGTTGGTGATCTTGGCTCTGACTACATGTCTCAGTATCGATCACAGCTTGCAGCCCCATCGTATCAAGCGGGTGACCTTCAGCAAGGATATACTCCAGATCAGCTTGGCATGTCATACCGTGGCACAGAGTTCACCCCCGGATATCAAGCTGGTGCAAGAGACTCTCAGTTTCAAATGGGCGATTACGCATCTGGATATCAAGCTGGTCAGTTTGATCCCGGCTATGCGGCAAGAGACATATCATCTTCTTATTCACCAGACGTAATTAGCTCTGAGTATCAAGCCGGTCGCTTTGACCCCGGCTACGCGGCAGGAGATATTGATCAGGGATACAGAGCTGGAAGTATTCAGTCAGATTATCAAGCAGGTCAGTTTGATCCGGGTTATGCAGCAGGTGATATAAGGCAAGGATACACAGCTGGCGACATTGAGTCTGGCTACAGAGCTGGGCAGTTTGACCCGGGTTATGTTGCACGAGAGCTTGGACAAGACTATACAGCTAGAGATCTAGAGAGCCAGTTCCAAGCCGGAACTTTAGCTGATGCAGAAACATTGCAGCAATACATGAATCCATATCAGCAGTTAGTGACTGATGTGCAAAAAAGAGAAGCACAAAAACAATCTGACATTATGGGCGGCCAAATAGAACAGCAAGCAACCCAAGCTGGTGGTCTTGGTGGCTATAGAGAAGCCATTATGCAGGCAGAGCGACAGCGTAATCTTGGTCAGCAGCTGCAAGACATACAGGCTACTGGAGATACGGCGGCCTACCAGCAGGCGCTTCAAGCGTTCGAGCAAGATCGTGCGGCAAGGGGTCAGGAAGAGCAGTTTCGACAGCAAGCCTTTGGCACAACGGAAGAAGCTCGGCAAGCGCAACAGCGCATGGCTATCGATTCGTTCCAAGCTGGCGAGCAAGCTCGTCAACAGGCAGCATCTTTTGGCATGACCGCACAACAGCAAGAAGATGCGGCAAGGCAAGCTCAAGAACAATTCATGCAGTCTGCTTTTGGTCAGACACAACAAGCCCGTCAACAACAGCAAGAGCTTGAAGTTCAAACATTCCAAGCTGGAGAACAAGCTCGTCAACAAGCTGCTGCAATGGGACTTGATGCCCGGCAACAAGAAGAGGCTGCTCGTCAAGCACAAGAACAGTTTAAGCAGTCCGCCTTTAGTCAGACCGAGCAATCACGGCAGCAGCAGCAAGAGCTTGACATCCAGACATTTCAGGCAGGGGAGCAAGCGAGACAACAGGCCGCCGCAATGGGTCTTGATGCGCGAGGTCAAGAAGAGGCAGCCCGTCAAGCTCAGGAACAGTTTAGGCAGTCTGCTTATAGTCAAAGTCAGCAGGCCTTACAACAAGGACAGGCACTTGAAATTGACACCTTCCAAGCCGGAGAGCAAGCAAGACAGCAAGCCGCTGCTTTAGGTTTAGATGCTCAAGGACAGGAAGAGGCGGCTCGTCAGGCGCAAGAGCAATTCCAACAACAAGCATACAGTCAGACATTGCAAGCACGAACAACCCAAGAGCAGTTTGGTCAGGGCGCGTTTGAGTTTGGCGAGCAGATAAAACAAGCCGCTGCCAGCATGGGTATGGATGCACAGCAGGCAACAGATGCTTCTCGTCAGGCTCAAGAGCAGTTTATGCAAA